TTACGGAAGACCTTGCCAACGAGGTGTTCTGCACCGATGTGCAGGATATGTTCATTCTGGCGTTTGAGGTCATCCGCACCAACTACAACGGTTTTTTCAAGAAGCTCGGCGACCGATTTGGCAAAGTCGCCGAGTGGGCGGAGAAGACGATGGCCCGGGCCCGGAACGCTACGGCGACCTCGACCTCAGCGGTTTCACAGAGCTTGAGCTGAGAATGTACATCCTCATCAAGGCCCGGTTGGCATCCATGTGGGAGCTGAAGAACTGCTATACGCTGGACGAAGCTCTGAAGCTCTATGCGCTGTACCGCATGGAGCAGGACGTGGAAGCCGGCCGGGTAGAGGATATGGCTAAGGAGGTGAGCTGACCAGTATGACCATACGCGACATCGGCATCCTGTTTGGCTACAAGGTCGATGAGTCCTCCGAGCGAAAGGTAGAGGGCAGCATCAAGTCACTGAAGTCGATGGCCTCCAAAGTTCTCGGCGCGGTCGGCATCACGCTGTCCGTCGCGGGCATCAAAAGCGCCATTGATGGCTGCGTTGAGGTGGCATCCTCCATTGAAGAGATGCAGAACAAGTTCGATGTTGTCTTCGGCGATATGCGGAATGAGGTCGATAAATGGGCGCAGGAATACTCCGATGCCATTGGCCGCAACAAAAACGACATCAAGACCTACCTTGCCGATCAGCAGAACTTGCTGGTCGGCTTTGGCATGACCCGCCAAGCTGGCGCTGAAATGGCCGAGCAGATGACCTCGCTGGCCCTCGACCTTGCCTCGTTTGGCAACATGGACGAAACAGCGTCCGTAAACGCCATGACGAAGGCTGTCATGGGCGAGTCTGAAGCCGCCAAGACGCTGGGCGCGGTCCTGAACGACAGCACCAGAGCGCAGGCGATGGCTACGCTGGGCCTGAAGGGAACCTACGATAAGCTAGACCAGCTCACGAAGATGCAGGTCAACTATCAGGCTATTCTCCAGCAAAGCCCGGATGCCATTGGCGACTGCCAGCGCAGCCTCGACAGCTACGAAAGCACCAAAAAACGGTACATCGCCAAGCTGAAGGAAATCAAAACGATAGTCGGCCAGTTCTTCCTGCCGACCTATCAGAAGATTCTGAGCATTGGTGCAAAGGGTCTGACGATGATTCGTGACTGGCTCCAGAAGCTCACCGACCTTACGGATAAGCTGGGCGGCTCACAGCGTGTGCTGTCTGTTCTGGCTGCGGCGTTCACTGCCATGCTCGTGGCGATGAACCTCAAGAAAATCGGAGCGGCCATAACCGGCTTTACGAAGCTGGCGCGGGCAATAGGGCTGGGCCACGGAAAGGCGCTGGCCTTTTTTGCGGTCTTCCTGTTGCTGGCCCTCGTGATCGAGGACTTCATCTCGTTCATGCGGGGCGACAAAAGCCTGCTCGGAACCATGCTCGAACGAGCTGGCGTAGACTGCGAAAAGCTGCGCCAGAACATCGTCGGAGTATGGACGAAGATCAAGCAGGCCATCGGCTACATCGGCGAAGGCATCCGTAATGTGGTTGTCCCCATATTTGAGGGCATCCGAACTGCGGCGGTGGTGGCGTTTGAGGAGATACAGCAAGCCGTAGCCAATGTAGCCCCCGGTATCGCTCAGTTCTTCAAGGAATTGTCGAGCGGGAAGGTTGATAAGAAAAAATGGACAGACATCGGTGAATCCATCGGCAGAATTGCCGTGGGCGTGGTGGCTGTCATAGCCGCTGTCAAGGGCTCGGCTATCTTTGGCGTGATTACAACCGTTATTTCTGTTGTGAAAGCGGTCATTTCCGTTATTAAGCTGGCCTTTGTTGTTGTAAAGAGCATCATCACCGTTATCAAGGTGGTCGGTGCGGTAATCTCTGTTCTTGCCAGCGCCTTCGGCCCGGTCATTCTGGCAATCGCCGCTGCAATCGCAATCGGCGTTTTGCTGTGGAAGAACTGGGACAAGATTCGTGAGGCAGCAGGCAATCTGCTGGAAGGCATCAAGGCTACGATTGGCAACGTCCGCGATGCCATTGTGACGGGCATCCAAGCGGCCATCGACTGGATAACATCTCTCCCGGCTGAAGCCCTGAAGTGGGGCTCCGACATCATCGACGGCATCGTATCAGGCATCCAGTCTGCGGTAGGTCGTGTAGGCGAGGCTGTAAAAGGCGTAGCCGATAAGATCAAGTCGTTCCTCGGCTTCTCGGAGCCGGAGGATGGTCCCCTGAGCGACTTCCACACCTATATGCCGGACATGATCGACCTGATGGCATCGGGCATCACTTCCGGCAAGAAGAAGGTGAAGGATGCACTGGAAGGTATGACCGGCGAAATGTCGGTCATTGCCAAAGCCAATGTGGTTTCCAAAGCTACCGGGCGGGGCGCAACCGGCGGCACGACCGGTGGGCGCACTGTGACCCAGAACGTAAACATCAACAACCAGTTCAACGGCGACCGTGCCGGGCAGCAAAAGAGTTCTGAGGCTATGGATAAGGCCGCAGGCGATGCTACCGGCGAGATGGCCCGTGCGCTGGCATTTGCAAAGTAGGTGAGAGTACATGGCAAGAGCAAAACAGCCCGTCAGCGTCGATGACATCGAGTTTGATGCCTTGATCGACTCCGAAGAAGGCTATGAAGCGGATGTGCCTGAGTACCCGACCGAAAAGGGCTTCAGTGTAAGCGACACCATCGTGCTGAAAGCCGACACCCTGAACATGACGCTCTATGTGACCGATACGCCGGTGACATGGAGGGAGCGTACAGGCTCCGGCCCCGGAAAGACGGAGGGCGTTGTTCGTCGGCTGAAGGACCTGTATTTCGCCAAGAAGATTCTCGAAGTCACGACCACTGACTGCGTGTATTCCAACATGGTGATTACAAGCATGAACATCAAGAAGTCTGTGGAGGTCGGCTACGCCCGTGAGATTCCGATAGCCTTCAAGAAGATCGAGGTGACGGAAACCGCCACCGCAGAAATCCCGGCCAGCTATGGCAAGTCGGGCAAAACTGCAAAAGCCGCTGGAAAAGCGAGCACCACCGCCGCAAGTACGGCAGGAAGCGGCTCGTCCGGCGGCTCCTCTGCATCAGGTTCTTCGTCCAGCTCTAGCAGAGGTTCCGTTCTCTATAACGCTGCCAGCAGTTTCGGCTTGCTGGGATAAGGAGGGCGTTCGTGGACTACTTCGTCATCGAAGTCCCGGACATGAACGACAGCGTTGTCAAAGTTTCCCTCCAAAACAGGCTGTATCAACTGCGATTCACATGGAATGACACCGGCGGCTACTGGATGCTCGGAGTGATGGATTCACTCGGAACGCCACTGCTGCTCGGTGTCAAGATGGTCCCGCAGTTTCCGCTCAACCTGCTGTTCGGCCGGGATGATATGCCCAGCGGCATCTTCGCTGTCCTGACCGAAAAGGAGAGCGTCGGTCGGCAGGATTTTGCCGATGGGACGGCTCGTTTTGTGTTTGTCCCGGCATGATGCTGGAACAAATCATCCAGTAAAATCAATTCTCATTTTGAACAAATCTTCGATGGCGGGTTTGACAATTCGTTCTCAGAAAGTTCCAGACAAATTTCCATATACTTTTACTGGTAAAGTCCGGGTTTAATCAGAGGATTTTCAGAGGTTTTGGGATGAATGTCGCTCAAAATGGCCGATTTTACACAAAATCCGTTGGATTGTCCGCCGGACAGTCCTCGGACTGACCAAAACGGGAAACTTTTGCAAAACGCTCATATCATTGGTCACTTTCATTGCATTACCAGAACGGTAAGTTAGAATGAAGATGTGAACCGGGCAAACAAAAAAAGAACCAGCGGTAAGCCGTCAGAAAGCACCGCTGGTTCCAATCTCTTGCCCGGAACGATATGAAGAAGTCCCGTTGTCGTAATTATATCATACCAGCGGGCTTCTTTCAACATCAAAAGGAGTGAGCTGATATGAGTGACAACGATCTTGAACGCGAAGTTATCCGCATGGGTGATGTCGGTGTCGCAATCGACATGGTGGACAGCAACCTTGCAGATGGCAAACTTGAGCAGGCGGAACGCGCCGTTGTGATTCTTCGAGAAATCTTCGATGCCCGCAACAAGGGGCTGCGGAGCTGCTTCTACGGAGGTGATCGGAATGCCTGAAAGCATGACCTTTACCGACAAGAGCAAGCGGGAAATCCATGTGATTTATGAATCCGATGGTACGCCGCTCTTTTGCAGCAAGGATATTGCGACGGCAGCGGGGTATAAAGCCCCCAGCAAGGCTGTGAGCCAGAACCGTTGCAACGTGGATGCGGTGAAATACTACGCCGACTGGCAGACGGACACGAAGCGGGGAAAAGTGATGGCCTACTTCTTCACTGCGGAAAATGCCATCAAGTTTATGAACAAGAAACCTATTCTGAACGATGACTGCAAGTGGATTATCAACACGGTCATTCCGCAGGCGCAGGAAGTCGGATGCAGGATGGCGGCTGATAAGCTCAGAGCAGAAAAATCTGAGCAGGATGCTCCGCAGAAGCCGCCGGCCGGAAAGAAAGAATCCATCGTGGAACGTCTGGACAATATCATTTTGGAATGCGTTTTGCTGAAGAAGGAACTCAGCAAGGCGAAGTAAGAGGAAACCTTCAGGGCTGCGGAAACGCGGCCTTTTTTGTTGCCATCGAAAGGGGAGAATGCCGTGAAGAATTTCGACAGGCAGTACCGGCTGGCGGCGGGCAAGGCAGGCTCGACCGGGTTTGAAATTGGCAGCGGCAAGCGACCGCTGCACGTTTCGTTCTCCGTAGAGAAGGCGGACACCAACAGCCAGAACACGGCCAAAGTGACCATCTGGAACCTGAGCGATGAACACCTTGCAGAGCTGAGTAAAAACGACTGCGTGGTCGTACTCCATGCGGGGTACGGCGACACCCGCCCGCTCATCTTCACCGGCGTAGTCACATTTGCCACGACAAAGGCTGACGGAGCAGACAGGTCAACAGAGATCGAGTTGGTGGATAACCGCATTGAAATCCGTGACACCTACGTTTCCGTCAGTTATTCCGGGGCTGTAAACTGCAAGACCCTGATTCAGGACACCGCTGACCAGATGGGCGTGACGGTTTCTTTCTCCTACAATGCAGAGTTCAAGGACATCCCGAATGGGTACAGCTACGTTGGCCCGGCCAGAAATGTGCTGACGAAAGCCTGTGAAACCAGCGGGCTGGTCTGGAGCATCAACAACGGCGTCTTGCAGGTCAAAAAGCCGGGAGATACGATGAGCCGCGAGGTGTATGAGCTTTCGGCAGAAA